CTTGTTGATATTGTTGAATAATTTGGTGTTTGTGAATCATCTATTAAACCCCAAACTGTAAGATTAGTAATTCTACCTATACCTTCTACTCCTGTAGGATAGATATTTGCATGAGCTGTTACACTAAGACTTCCTAATGAACTTGTTGCTGCACTTAAAGTTACTGCAATTATATTATTAGTAACAAGACTTAAATCACCCAATGCTGTTGTTCCAACAACATTTGTAACAGACATATTAGCATCACCTGTTACAGTTTCATCACCTAATCCTATTGTAGATGCAGTTCCAGATACACCAGTAACAGCAAAACCAGCAGCTAAAATAGTTCCTAGTGCTGTAGTTCCAGCTAATCCTGTTTCTGTTACATTGGCATCTCCACTTACTGTTTCTGAGCCTAATGCAGTAGTTCCAGCTAATCCAGTAACTGTTACATTAGCTATGCCTGTTACTGTTTCGTTTCCAACTGCACCTGTAGCTGCAACTCCTGTCTCTGCTACATTAGCATCTGCTGTTATTGCTAAAGACCCTAATGCGGTTGTTCCCGCTAAACCTGTTAATGCAATAGGGTTTTCTTCACCCCAAGTATCAGAACCCCAAGTTCCTCTACCCCAACCAGTTACATTAGCCATTGGCTAAATCTACGCTATTCTTATAACAGCATTACTTGCATCAGCCGTAGGAAATGTAATAGTAAATGAACCTGCTGTAGATGTTTTATCTGCACCAAAATCAAATACTGCTACTGCTGGATCACCAGATGCAGAGTCGTTAAAAATCATACAACCTCTAGCTGTTACAGTTGCTGTTCCAAAAGTTAAATCTGCAAAGTCTGTAAATGCAGTTGTTCCTGATGTAGTAGGGTCTACACGAGTTAAAGAATTACCTTTAGCTGTGTAATTAGTTCCACTAGCTTCTTGTGAAGTTGTATAAGCAGTAGTAGCTGCACTCATAGTTGCACTACTTGTATATAGTGCTAATCTAAATGTGTTACCACCTGAGTTTTTAAAATTATGAACACCTTCTAAAAGTTCTTGTTTAAAAGACGTACACATTGCTTGTGTTATAGCCATTACAGCCTCCTTATTATATTTGCTAGGTCTTTATGACCTTGTTTTTCTAATTCATTGCATATAGTACAAGTATGGTTTTTTATACCTTCTTTTACATAATGTGCAATGACCCATTTGGTTCTATCTCTAAAAGCGTGTGCTTGAGCTTTAATCTCTATAGGTGCAGTATCACTTATAGATATTAATTTATTTGTTGCCATTTCAGCAACCTCTTCAATAGTATGACCTCTATTATTAGTTGTTTGTACTCCTAAATCACCTATTGATATTTCAAATTTGTCTGTTTGCATTAATATTCCTTTGGTTCTACTGGTTTTAAATCTTCTCTACCTATTATACCTATTGGTTTTTTTATTTCAGTTTGTTGCATATCAGACCATTTACAAACATTTATATTGCCATAGTTATCTTGAAAAGTAACTTGTGGATTATTCAGTCTATGATATCCATATAGTTTATTTTTTGTGTCTACATCTGTATCTAAAAGAGATGATCGTGGTGCTATCCCCACTTTTATACCTTGATTAATACATTTGCTAATCCAAAATTCTACACATCCTCTTCCAGCTTCTGCAAAGTGCATATTAGTTTGATAAGTAAAATCTACACCAAAAATAGATATTTGTTTTACTTTACTCCATAAAGCATAAGCTATTGCATAAGCTACTGTATTATTTAAGTAAGCACTTCTAGAATATTTAATTATTTGTTTTAAAGGATATTCTTCCACAGCAGGTACTCTTTCATCTAATTCACAAGAATAAATAGGATAATCAACTAATGGCAGTTTATTTCTCATCATTGAAGTCATTGTACCAGCATCTTCTGTGTCTAAAAATCTACTCATTGGGTCTAATATGAAAGCTCTGTCTATATTAGGTAGAACTCCTATCATTGCATTAATAGCCCAAACTTCGTCAAATTCAACGCTGTGTGTCTGTGAGAGATGAAAATCTATTTGACTTTGACCCATAGCTACAATTGCAATATTTTTGCCTTCTAGCGTTGTTATTGGGTCATTAGACATCTATTTTCCTTTGTCCATCTTTATAAGCGTCTTTACGATTATAACCATCTGATAACAAAGTTAATTTTTGTAAAGCCTCTTGAAATCTTTTTTCATAATTTACCATTATGTCTGGCTCACCTTTCATAAATGTATAAGCCTCTAACAAACTTCCATACAATAAAAGTTCAGGTGCATTTGTACCTAACCAACTTGTTCCATCAGATGATTCTGTTATTGATTGTGGAATATAATAATAGTGCAATTCAGCAGTTAAATTTGCATTAGGTGTAGGTCCAACAATAAAAGTATTATCGTCAAACTGTGCATAGTGTTTTGGCACTCCTGTAGAAGAAGCTGATGGATATGCTTCTCTTATAAAACTTACGTCTGTGCTTAAAAGATAAGTGTATGCACTATCGCTATCTAAAACTGCTAAAGAAAAAGGATATAAATAATCAGATGGTGTTGATAAATACTGATTGCCACTTGTAAAAGAACCAGTTTGATTTTTTCTAAAATTTGGTAGTTCTACAGATTTTACTATTCTATCTTCAGCTTGTTTTATTATAGTTCCTAAATCAGCCACAAAGGTTGATTCAGTATTTTGCGTATAATCTTGTATAGCTGATTTTAATGTTGTAAATGTCCAACTCATTCTGTACTCACTTTTAATTCGCCAACTTCACCTTTTATATCTAATCCCATAGTAGAAGAACCAAACTCAGTTACACCTCCTCCTATAGGATCAAAAGCATAATAGCTTGTTGATTCTACTTCTCCTGAATCGACTCTAGGATTATATAAATTTTGTGGATCAACTATATTTAGTTCTCCTAATTTAAGTTGTGGTTGATCTTCGTCTAAACACTCATAACAAACTCGTAAACCATTTCGTTTGCTATCATAAATTTCATATTGCAACTCAGATAATTTGTATGTAAATCCGCATCTATCACATTGACCTAATGCTTTTTTTCCTCTTGCGTATGCCATTACTTACCTATATGTTGCTAAATCAGGTACAAATCTAATTGGTGCTCTTTCTCTATCAGCATCACTAACTTCATTCCATAACTCTTCATATCTTTGTTTAATCAATGGAACTCTTTGTAATGCTTCAGGATTTTTAGTAGCCAAGTTATATGCCAAAGCATAAGTTAAACAAGGCAGATATCTTGATGGCACATCAGCATTGTTACTAGCTATAGTTCCTGCATCTTCTATTTTTTGTATATAGTCATAAACTAAAGTGTAAGTCTCAGCAGCATCAGGTGTTGACCATAAAACTATTTGTAATGTTCCTGTATTTTTATCTACAAAAAATTGTGTAGGTTTAGATTTATTTAGTTTATTTGCTTGATGATTGTATTCAGTTCTTGAAATTCTATTTAGTCTTTGATCAAACTGTTTATCAACATTACCCGCATCTGTTCTAATAAAAGCATCTATTACTTCAATAGCAGAACTATCTAGACTATATGTGTTAGTTCCTGAACTTAAAGTTACAGTACCTTGTTCTACTGTCCAAAGATTTAAACCTTTATTTTGCCATTCTAAAAAAACAAGATTAAGTGCTCTTTTTGCACTTCTATAGCTATAGCCTGAACGTAACTCAAGACCACAAAGATCATAAGCTTCTTCCATAATGTCGCTTAAATCTAAAGTAAATGTATGAGTACCGCTTGTTGCCATTTTTTATCCTTTTTTAATTCTAGTTATAGTTATACCAGATTTAGTTTTGCTAACCTTTTTTTTAGATGAAGGAGTTTTTTGTATCTGGTTTCTCATATTAGTTCTTGATATTGCCATAGTATTAACACTTCCATCTTCTACGAGCTTGCCTAATTCTAGAATTAGGGTCGTTTTTTGTTTTAGCTGAACTTCTTTTTAATTGACCTAAAGACCTAGCACAGTAAGACTTTCTGCGTTTTGCAGCCTTACTGCCTTTCTTTACTTTACCTGTTACTGCTGTACTCAACTTAGAACCTGGATTTGCTTTGCGATATGCAGCAACTCCTTTTTTAGTCATACCAGCACCAGACTTAGTAGGGCGATAGTTTGCACCCTTACCTTTAGTTGTTTTAGGTATAGGGTTTTCTCTTTTTCTTTTAGTCATTAAAACTCTATTTAGCTTTTACCACCTCTAGCGAAGCCTTTAGTTCTTTTCTTTTTCATAGCTGGTTCACTAGTATTACCACCACCAAACATTCTACTAACGTAGTCTCTGTATTGTTCAACTTTAGCTTCTTTACCAACTTCAGTTTTCATACCGCCAGCAGCCTTGTACTTAGAATTTTTTCCACCGCCAGCCATATATTTAGTTGTTTTTTTACCTGCCATTTTTTCTCCTTATATAAATTAGATAAATATAATACTCCGTTTTACCAGAGTATTATAAATATAGATGATACTACTTTTTCTTAGTAGTTGTTTTTTTTGCTTTAGTTTTTTTCTTAGCTGGTGCTTTTTTCTTTGGTTTTTTACCACCAACATAAGCTTCATTGACATCAGGAGTAGAAGGATCGTCAGCAACTAGCTGACCTTTATCGTTTCTAGCCCTTTCTCCATTCATCTCAGCACACTTGCGTTCAGCATCTTCCAAATCAGGATCAGGACCAAATACAGGTCTATAGATACCATCTTCGTCTAGATGTAAAACTTTGTACTGAGCAGGAAACTCACCAGTTTCAGAAATAACATAATTTTTGCTTTTAGCCATAATTAGCTCCTATTAATCAGAATACACTTTAACCATTTCTAATGTAATGGAATAAGTGTCTCCTGAAGAATGACCTTTTGTGGTAAATAAAATGTCTCCATTTTTACCACTACCTGCATTATTAGGAAGTCCACCGAAATCTGCAAAATCCATGTGTCCATTACTACTTTCAGC